GTAAATGCTTGGGTATCAAATGGTAATATATTACGATTAGTATTAAATCCATTTACACCAAATAGAATACCATACATGGTATGTCCGTATGAAATAAATCCTTATCAGTTTTTTGGTGTAGGTATTCCAGAAAATATGGATGATGCACAAACTGTTATGAACGGACATGCAAGAATGGCAGTAGATAACTTAGCATTAGCAGGTAATCTAGTATTTGATGTAGATGAAACAATGTTAGTACCAGGACAAGACATGACAATATTTCCTGGTAAAATATTTAGAAGACAAAGTGGACAGGTAGGACAAGCCTTACACGGATTAAGATTTCCAAACACTGCACCAGAGAATATGCAGATGTTTGATAGATTTAGACAACTGGCTGATGAAGCAACAGGTATACCATCATATTCGCATGGAACGACTGGAGTAATGTCAACGACAAGGACTGCGGCAGGTATGTCAATGTTAATGGGAGCGGCGGCTTTAAATATAAAAACAGTAATAAAAAATATTGATGATTATTTATTACGACCTTTGGGACAATCTATGTTTCAATGGAATATGCAATTTAACGAAGATAAACCCACTATAGAAGGAGACCTCGATGTTAAAGCTAGAGGTACTTCTTCTTTAATGATGAAAGAAGTTCGCTCTCAAAGATTGATGACATTTATGCAAGTAGCATCAAATCAATTCTTAGCACCTTTTGTAAAGTGGCACAGTATTATTAGAGAGATTGCTAAGTCATTAGATGTAGACCCAGACCAAGTAGTAAATGACCCAGAGAAAGCGGCAATATTTGCACAAATGTATGGAGGTATGAATGGAAGCAGAGCGACTCAAGGTGTTAACGAACAACAACCAAGTATGGAAGGTTTTGGAGGAGCACCTGCAGGAGCAGATTCAGAAGACCCAACAGGCGTTGGAGGTGGCAACATCGGAACAGGAAATGTTCCGCAACCAGGGGAAGCTAGTTTCTCTTCGCCAGATACTGGCCCTACGGGAACAACTGAATAGAAATGGTAGAAACAACTAAAACAGCAGAAGCACTAGAAACCGCAGTAAGCGGAACTGGTATAATGCAATCTGAATATTATAAATTAAAATTTAATGCAGAGACAGGTCAGTGGGAAAAAGAAGTTGTTACAGAAGACATAGTTCCTACGTTTCCTGGCATAAGAGATGTTACACCAGAGTATACACCAGAAGGTAAAACTTTTAAAACTATACCAATAGGAGCAGGGCCAGATTATACGCCACTGCCTCCAGTAGTAACTCCTACACCTACACCACCTGTAGAACCACCAGTTGAAACGCCAACTGAACCAGACACAACTGTACCGACAATACAGCAACCTGTAACATCTGAGCAAAGAGATGAGCCAACATTTGTAACTAAACCTAAAATAGTTATAGGGGGAGAAGAAAAACCTCAATATACTGTGTCTTCTAATTATAGAGATAAGTATAAAAATTTACCAGGCGGATTTAATAATTGGTCAAACTCTCAAGTTTTAGAATATGCAATAGATACTGGTGCTTTAAACTCAATGTTATCTCAAAACAACAATCCATATTATGTAGAGCCCACTGCACAAAAAGAAGGGATAATGAGTGAAATTACAGATACGCTACAAGCAGGAACTATAGGTGTAGTGGCAAAAGGATTAGATGCAACTTTAGGAATAAGAGAAAGAAAAGCTCTTGTTGCACGAATGATAAAAGGTGGAATGTTAACTGGTGAAGTTACAGACTTTGTAGATGATAAAGGTAATTTTAAAGTAAATGAAAATGCTACACTACAAAAATTATTTAAGGATGAAAACACACCTATGAATGGTTTAGTCTCAGCAACACCAGAACCAACTACAAGAGAAGTAGCAAGACCTTTTGATGACCCTTACATTGTACGAGAGGCAACAAGAATACCTACATTAAATGAATTAAAAATACCAGAAAGTGTTTTAACATTAGAACAAGCGATAGGCCGAGACCCTAACGATACTAATAGTCCCTTTAGAAAAGGCGGATTTTTAGATAAAATGAGAGATAGATTTCCTTTCAAACTTCCTTTTACGCCAGATAATACTTTGTCTCCAAATGAGCAAAAAAGATATGAAGAGTGGATGGCATTAAACGGAAATAAATATGACCCAAACACAGGAAAAATTTTAGAGGATTATAGAACTAAAGTACAGAATGAAGGCAAACCTATAAAAGTACAAGAAATATTTGACCCTCAAATTGGTAGATACACAACAGACCCTATAATATTTGCTGAAAAACAAAGAAGACTTAGAAGTAAAGAAACTTTAACTGACACTGTGCCTATAGCTCCTAGATATTTAGATACTTTACCTCAAGCAAAATTTGATACAACTAATAGGGTTATATCTGGGGGAATAAGTGAATCACAACCCATAATGGGAACTTCTGGCTCACATGTAAATAATGAAAAAGTATTTGTAGATTCTGGTGGAGGGCATTACACATCAGATGGTAAATATCATTTTGATTCTGATGGAGATGGCAGACCCGATGCTGTGGCTTCTGGGGGAACTGCTAGTCAAGCACAAGAGGCGGCTAACAATGGATTTATACCTGCAAAAACTTTAGAGAGAATGACTAATCCAGATGGCACATTAAAAAGTTTATATTTACAAGGCGGTAATTACGCAATAGATTCTAAGTATGTAAAAGATGGAAAGTATGTAGGTAATGTAGTAAAAGAAAATAGAGATGTAGTTGATAATGGCGGTAATGGTAATACTGTAGATAATGCGGCACCAGATAATTCTAATGATAAACAAAATTACGAAATAAAAAAGAAATCAGAAGAAACAAAAGAATCTGGAGGTGCGGCAGGTAGCGGTTTTGCAGGTGGAAGTTCTGGTGGAGGTAGTGCAGATAAAAAAGAAAAAATAGTTTGCACAGAAATGTACAGACAAACACAACTAGATGATTGGAAAAGAACAATTAAATTGTGGTATTTATTTCAAAAAAAATATTTATCAGAAACACATCAAAAGGGTTATCACTTTTTATTTAAACCTTTTGTAAAAGGTATGCAAAAATCAAATATACTAACAAGTGTAGGAAGACATTTTGCACAAGAACGAACTAAAGATATTAAACACATAATGTATGGAACTAAATTTTCTTTACTAGGTAGAGTATATAGAATTATTTTAGAACCTATTTGTTTTGTAGTGGGGTTATTATTATGGCAGAAGAAATGATGAATCAACAAATGGGTGGTGGAGTTATGGCTCCTCCTCCAGAAAATGTCTCCGATATGGGGGCTAATCAACCTATGCAAGAAGAAAAAACTTCTCAGCAAGAACTACTTGCAAGAGGTAGACAAGTATTAATTCAAAGAGTTGAACAATTACCTCAAGAAGAAAAACAAATATTAGCTAGTAGTATTACACCAGAATTTAAACAAATAGTTACAAAGATTTTTGGCCCTGCAATAAATGACTTTTTAGACATTTTAGATGCAGGAGAACCAATGCAAGAATCAGCACCTACTCAAGAGCCAATGGTGGCAGAAGGAGAAGGTATGATGATGAACAGGCCACCTGTCGAAGAGACAGCCCCTGCACAAGTATAATTCCCACTGGGAATAGGGCGACCTGTTCTTCCAACAGCACCCATAGGAGATAAAATGGAAGAAGAAAAACAATCCGAAGCTATTGAGGAAACAAAAGTAGAAGAGGATTTAAATCCAACACCTTATAAAAATCCAAACAGAAATTTGATGGATAAGGTAGAGGATGAGACAGAAACAGCTACCGAACAAAAGGACACCTCTGCGGAGGCTACTCCAGAAGAACGCACTGAAACTGTTGAAGACAAAGTATATAAGAAACGCTATGACGACTTAAAACGTCATTACGATTCTACCTTAAATAAGAACAAGGATGAAATCCTTAAACTTAAAAAACAAGTAGAAGACGCATCGAAAAGATATGTTCCTCCAAAGTCTAAAGAAGAATTAGATGCATGGAGAAAAGAATATCCAGATGTTTATGATGCTGTTAAACAAATAGCATATGAACAAGCAGATGAAAAATCTAAAGAAGTAAATAGCAAACTTACTGAACTTGAAAAACGTCAAGCAGAAGTTTTACGTCAGAAAGCAGAAGTAGAGTTAGCTAGAGCACATCCAGATTTTTCTGCACTAAGAGAGTCACAAGACTTTCACGATTGGGCTTCAACGCAGGATAGTACAATTCAAAGTTGGCTATACGATAATGTTGATAATTCTAAACTAGTTATACGAGCAATAGATTTGTATAAGATGGATAGAGGTATGACAGACAAACCTGCACCGAAATCTAAGAAAGATGATGCGGCTAAAGCTGTAACAAAGACTAAATCTGGAGACCAGAAAACTGAAAAGAAAACTTGGAAGTTATCTGAGATACAAAAGATGAAACCTTTTGAGTTTGATAAGTATGAGAAGGAAATAGACCTTGCTCGTAAAGAAGGTAGAGTAGTACAAGGTTAGCTTGAGTGTTTTAACAACAAACTTTTAGGAGACTAAAATGGCATTTACAAAAACGTCAAACTATAATAATTTGCCTAATGGTAACTTTAGTCCGATTATTTATAGTCAAAAAGTCCAAAAGTTTTTCAGAACAGCATCCGTAGCAGAAGCAATTACAAACACTGACTACGCAGGCGAAATTGAAAATTTTGGCGATACAGTAAATATCATCAAGGAACCTGTAGTTTCTGTTAGCTCATATACTAGAGGTGCAGTAGTGAATATACAAGAAATTGTAGACGACCAACTGCAACTGACAGTAGACCAAGCAAACGCATTTGCTTTTAAAGTAGATGACATCGAAGAAAGACATTCTCACATTAACTTTGAGACTGTGTCTACTTCTTCTGGTGCATATGCTCTAAAAAACGCATACGACCAAAACATCATTGCGGCAATGTTTGCAGGGCCTAGCAGTAGCTCACCAGACCATGTAATTGGTTCTGATGGTTCTGGAGTTGATACAGGATTTGATTCTAGTGAAACAGACCCAGTAGACATAATTTCTAAACACGCAAGACTATTAAATCTTCAAGATGTACCAGAAGAAAATAGATGGTTCTTGGGTTCACCAGAATTTTATGAACAAATGGGACAAGCTAGTTCAAAATTAATGAGCGATACCACTGGTAATGCGGCACCATTAAGAAATGGTAAAGTTTACGAGGGTAAAGTAATGAACATGGAATTATATATGACCAATAACTTTGCGGCAAGTTCAACTTCGAACTTCTTTAAAGTATTATCTGGACATATGTCATCCACTGCAACAGCTAACCATATTGCAAAAATCGAAGTTATTAGAGACACTGATTCATTCTCTGATGTCGTAAGAGGTTTGCATGTGTTTGGTAGAAAAGTATTGAGAGATACTGCTCTAGTTGCTGAACATATAAAAATAGATTAGGAGGACTAAATGGCAACATATAATGTAACTGGGCCAGGCGGAACGACTGGTCATCCAACAAGAGGTAGAAGACCTTATCTTGTTGAGAATACAATAGACATATCTGCTATCAATGGTGATAGTGGTGCGGCACAGAATGATGTAATTCAAGCATTAGATATTCCTGCAGAAACTTTAGTAATGGAAGCAGGTATCGAAGTATTGACTGCATTATCTTCTAGTGTAACATTAGACTTAGGTATTACTGGTGGTGATGTTGACATCTATGTAGATGGAGACACAAACGCAACTGGTTATGCAACACTAACCGCAACTGCTAGACATATTTCGGCGGCGGCAGATACTCTAGACGTACTAGTGTTAAGTGCAGACTCCACTGCGGGTAAAATCCGTGTATGGGCTGTAATGTGTGATATTTCTGGAGTTGATGAAACTGACAGAAATACAGATTCACAACACGACACTGCAGTATAATAATAATGGGGGCCATAGTGCCCCCTTTTAAAATATAATATGATAAAAGTAGCAATGGCAATAATAATTACTTCGATGCCTAATTGGCCATCGGTAAAGTATCAAGGATATTTATATCCAGATATGGACACATGTTTAACATCTACAGAAATGTATGTGGAAGAATTTAAAGCCTATGCTGACAGCCAAGGAGATTATGATGCACACTTTAATTCAATATGTTTTGAAGTTGATGCATATCCTATAGAGGGATTTAACCAAATACAATTAGGAATATAATATGGCAGTACATGATTTACGAAAACGAACAAAAGCTAGTTCTGGTCAGCGACATGTAATAGATGCAGTTGCAGAACCTGCATGTGCTTGTTCAAAAAAAATAGAAGATTTAAAATTAAAGATAAGACAGTTAGAGACTATAATATTAAGGGGCACTATAGAAAATGGCAGGGACAAAAACATATCTAACATTAGTAAATAATGTTTTACAAGAGCTAAACGAAGTTGAGTTAACCTCATCTACTTTTAGTTCTAGTAGAGGAATACAAACTGCAGTAAAAACTTTTGTTAACAAAGCTGTTAATGATTTATACACAGCAGAAGTAGAATGGCCTTGGTTGTATACTAGCACAACACAAGATGTAAATTCTGGACAACAAGAATATACTTTTCCAACTGCATTTAGAAAAGCGGACTTTGATTCTTTTTATTTAATACCAAAAGAGTTAGTAACTAACGGAGAGTTTACATCTAATATAAATAACTGGACTACGATAGCAGGGTCTGGCTCTGCATCATATAGTTCTACAGGTAATGGTAGATTATTATTAAATGATTTTGCGGCACATCAAACTATATCAACTGTCGTAAACAAAACATATAGAATACAAGTTAGAGCTTTGGATTCTGTTGGAACAGGACAAGCATTTAAAATACAAGTGGGAACATCTGCAGAAGATACTACTAATCTAAATGCAACACTAACAGTATCAGATTTTGGACAAGGTAAAATATTAGATGAAACATTTGTAGCAACATCTCAATCTACAGTTATAACTTTAAATAATCCAACAACTGCAACTAATATGTTAGTTGATTTTGTTAGAGTATCAGAGTCTGACATTATACCAACTAAATTACAGTATGTAACTTATGAAAATTATTTACAAGGTATTATACATAGAGATAAAGTAAATAGTAGTGACCACTATGCAAAACCACAATCTGTATATAGAACAAATGATAATTTAGGTTTTGGTATTAGCCCTATTCCAGATAGAGATACATATCAAGTAAATTATCAATATTATAAATCACACACAGAATTATCATCAGCTACAGATACTTTAGATTTACCAGATATTTATGCTGATACCATTGTAAACAGAGCAAAATATTATGCATATAAATTAAGGTCTGACATACCATCAGCAAATATTGCAAATGCAGAATATGAAGATGGAGTAAAAAGAATTAGAATAGAATCTTTGAATAGACAAGACTACATGAAAGATACAAGAGTTAATGTAGAAATGTCGTCTAGGGGTGCAGTAACTAATCCTGTATTTACTTACTAATGCCAGATACTTCACAACTAAGACCTGCTGTTGTAAGTCTGGGTGGAGGATTAACACTAAACAAAGATGTGTTTTCTATGTCACCAGGAGAAGCATTACAATTAGTAAACTTTGAACCAGACATTGAAGGTGGTTATAAAAAAGTTTTAGGGACTACTAAATATAATAGTAATATTTGCCCACAAGTTTCTGCATCTACAGAAAGAGTTGTATTTACTGCTATATTTAATGATGTAGTTTTAGCAGGTAGAGGCGGTAGTATACATAGAGCTAGTTCTGGTTCTGGTAGTTGGACATCTACAATAACAGGTTTAGGTACACCAACACAAAACTACGAACATAGATTATTTAACTTTGATGGCACTGATAAAATTATTATTACAACAGGAACATCAAACCCACAAATACTAAATACTTCTTTTAGTACAAGTGTAGTAAATGCTACTGGTACATCTAATTTTAAATTTGTAGAAGTATTTAAAAATCACATATTCTTTGCAGGGCATAGTTCTAATGTACAAGAACTTAGTTTTATGGGGCCATTTGAAACTAATGATTTTACTACTGGTAATGGTGGCGGAACAATAAAAGTAGATACAGAGATAGTAGGACTTAAAGTTTTCCGTGATGATTTATTTGTATTTGGCCAAGATAAAATATTTAAAATATCTGGAACATCAAGAAGTGATTTTGTTGTAACTGCAGTAACTAGAAAGATAGGATGTATAGATGGTAGAAGTATACAGGAACTTGCAGGTGACGTTATATTTTTAGCACCCGATGGTTTAAGAACTATTGCAGGTACAGAAAGAATTGGTGACGTAGAATTAGGAACTGTATCAAAACAAATACAACAAAGAATTAATAGTATAACCACACATAATATTAATTCTTTAGTTATAAGAAGTAAATCACAATACAGAATATTCTTTCCCACTGGGACTACACAAGCAGAAAATGCGGCACAAGGATTACTAGCTGTAATTAAGGCAAATCCAAATACAGAACAATTAGGGTTTGAGTATGCTGATGTAAAAGGATTAAAAGTATCTGCATGTGATTCTGGATTTATATCTGGCTCTGAAACAATTATTAATGGTGGCTATGATGGTTTTGTATACCAACAAGAGTCTGGCAATGTATTTACTAGAGCTAGTTCCACAGATAATATAAGTGGTATCTATCGTTCTCCAGATATGACAATGGGAGACCCAGGATTAAGAAAAAGTTTTCAAAGAGTATTATGGAACATAGACCCTACAGGAACTATAGCATCTAGCTTTTTGTTAATTTATGATTTTGGGGATGATGATGTACCACAACCATCAGCATACACATTAGCAAGGACAGGTAACATAGCAGAATATGGATTAGCTGAATCACAATATGGTGGAGCAATATATGGTTCAAGTGGTTCAAGTTTAATAAGACAATCGGTAGAGGGCGGTGGATTTACAGTAGCAACAAAAATATTAGATGCAACAACAAACAATCCAGTAGCTTTAAAAGGATTTGAAATGGA